TGCTTGAGAATGCCCAAGCGTTCTCCGCCACCGGGTATCTTCAGGGCCAAGTGGTAAGCCAAGCCGGCCACCATGCAAGGCAAGAAGCGGAAAGGCATGTCCATCGTGTCCACACCGTCCCCGGCATTCTGAATGCGGCGCAGGCGGTAGTACACGAGGGTGTAGGTCTGGGTGTCGTCTGGAACAGGCCACACGGTGAAGCGTGGAGTGTTTAAACGCTCAATGAAAATTTGGATGGGACGAGCCTGTTGCAGCTTGTTCGGGATCGTCGCGTAGGTCGAGACGCTGATCCGGGTGATGGTCAGGTCAGCCTGAGTCGAAACGTTGCCAGCACCGGTGCGGATGACGTGCTCGAGCAGGTCCACGGTGTCGGTTGGCAGCACGTATGTAGCTACGCCGGGGGTCAGAACCTGTGTTCCCTGCTCGTAGGTGAACATATTCAAACCCCTATTTGCCCAATCTGCAAACATAAGGTTTAAAGAGCGACGGGCTGTGCGCAGGTCGTAGCCGGTGCGCAACTCACCACCAACACGCTCGAACGCCTCCTCGACGACTTCTGCAAGGTCGAGGTTGAAGTTTGCAACGCCTGAAGTAGCCATTATCTAAACCCTGCTGTTTTCTTTGCGATGGCCTTGGGCTGGGCAACAAACTGCTTTCCAGCCTTCTTGCCAGCGCGTTTGGCTTTGGTGGTGGCGGCGTATTCGGCCGGCGACAGTGATTTTATGGCAGCTTTTGGCAGATACCGCTCACCCGTCTTTGAAGACGGCTTGCCAGACTTGGTGGTCCATTTCTGGTCACCCCAGTCCTTGAGCGATTTCTGCGGTGCTTTCATTTTAATCCCTGTAAGAGCCACCAGCGGCTTTGTACTTCTTGGCAACCAGCTGAGCCTTGCGGGCTGACCACTGACCTGCGCCAGTGCCGTGCGTTGCTGCAGCCTTCACCTGAGCCACAATCCGCTTGCGCAGATCGGGCTTGGTGTAGTTACCAGCGGAATTTACCTTGCCGCCCTCTTTGTATTGGGTGAAGTCGTCGCTGTCCCGGCGAGCCTTACGCTTGCCTTTGGGCATTTTGCTGGGGGAGATGTCTCCCATACCGCGACTGGCCATCATGTCAGTACACCCTGCCGCGAGTCTTGCCGCGCTGAGCAATGCCGTCTGCACGCTTGGAGGCAGAGGAGACAGAGCCACCCTTGGCCATGCCAAAGAACTCTTTTATTGCCTTGCCTCGTGCAGCAGAGCGCTGGCCGGGAGACATCTTGTTTTCCTGTTCCTTTTTATAGCGGTATGCAACAGCACCGGGTTGCTCGCTAAGCGCCTTACGCTCGGCTGCTTCTTTTGCTGGACGAGCCTTTTTCTCATCTTCTTCCGCCTTACGTTTTGCAGCGCGGGCAGCATCACGCTTCTTTTCAGCCTCTTCACGCTGGCGCAACGTGGAAGGGTTTATTGGCAGTGCAGTGCCCGGACGCTTTTCTGGTGCTGCTGGAGCTGGAGTGTTACGACCTTCATTGCGGTAGGGGCCGCCCATCGTCTGCTTGGGCACGCTTCCAGCCGGGGTTACACGAGATCGGCTTACTGGAGCTGCTGGCGCAGTAGAAGGCTTGGTCTTCACTGGTGCCTTGCTAACACTGGGGCCGGAAGAACTTTGACCGGGACGGGTAGGCATGCGCTTGGGTGCGCTTGCAGCGGCTTCCATACGGCGATCGCGCTCATCTACATCACCATCAGAAAATTTTGGTGCTGCCTTTTGCTCTGCCATTTGCTGAGGATCACGAAGGCTCGAGGTTCCTGCTGCCGGTCCTGCTGCCGCTGGCGCTGCTGCCGGCGCTGCTTCTTTCCCTCGCCCTGTTGCGCGGTTGAAAAACGACTTGAGCATTTCTGCATTTTTTGCACGGCCACGGGCGGTAATCTCGTCTTCATCAGGGAAAGAACCCGTCATGATGGGATTGCCGCTGCCGTCAAGAACAGGATTACCATCTCTGTCCACCAAGCCGCCGGGTTGATATTTCTTAACTGATTTCTTCATGATTTACTCCTTACCGCATTTTGCAGTTTGTCTTACCGCGCTGGGCAATACCGTCGATTGAACCACCCTTGCGGAACGACGCTTTGTCCTTACCCGTAAGTATCAAATCGTCTTTTTTGAATTTTGTCAGCTTATCAGGGGTGCGTCGCTTAAATTCAGAAAGCTCTTTTTTCGACTCATTACGCGCAGCTTCAGACTGTTTTGCCGATAGTCCTTTTGGCTTTAGTATTTTCGGTGCTTGCTTTTTCAAAGATGCGGAACCGCCGTCGATGTCCTGTGGAGGTTCACCCATATCGGCGGTGTAGATACCGCCGTCACGGAAGCTATTAACGTTACCGCCTTTTGCAAGTTTCTTGCCGCGCCTTGCTTCTCGGGTGTACTCGTAGTCGCTTTCTTTGCCGGCTTGCTGAACACGACGGATTGCGTCTTCGTCAACCTTGCCCATGCGGCGTGAAATTTCTTTTGAGTCGGGATCGTCTTTTTTCTTGTACGTTTCATAGGAAGTGCGCATGCCTTCCTTGTCAAGATCAAAAACGGTCTTTGCACCTCGAGCCTTATCAGCGGTAGTAACCTTGCGCCGATCCATGACGACCGCACCACTTTTGGTTACGGGCACATAACCCTCATAGCGTGATTGTTTGGTAGCCATGGAGCACTCCTTAGCAGGTCTTGCCGCCGCGAGCCATCGTCTTCATGACGGGCTTTTTGGCTTTGGTGAGACCTCGCTCAGCAATGCCATCAGGACGCGAGTTGGTCTTGACCTTGCCCATTTTGGATGGAGCAACCGAGCCGCCCATCTTCAAGCCTTTGTGAGCCTTGGATGCGGGCATGGACTTGTGCTTTTCCAGCTCGCTGATGACACGCTTTTTTTCTGCGGTCAGGTTGCGTTTGCCTTTGGCGGTAGACGCTTTTTCTGCGTTTACACGGCCGAGTTCTTCCAAACGGTTCATACGTGAAGTGTTTGCCATAGTGTCACCACCTTTTGAAAATTTGCGGTTCTTGTCCGCTGTTGAAAAATCTTTGCCCACGGACTGTGGGACGCCTACCTTCTTGGCAAACTTTGGGTTGTTTGCCACTGCCTGCATGAATTTCTTCTGCTCTGGAGATTTACTTGGCACTTCGCTGCTCCTGCATGAAGGTATCGATCTTGATTTCAAGACGGTCAATGCGATCCAGCACTCGATTGATGTCGCTGTGAACCTCAACTTTGGTGACGTACTTCTCCGCACCTTCTTCACGAGTCTTGCTAAGCAAGATCGACAGACGTTTGACTTCATCGTGGGACGCTTTGATCCAAACGAGAATGATGGCAGACGCCAACGACAAGCCTACATTCCAAAGCATCATGTCCATATCAGCATTTCCACCTTGCGAGAGCAGCCGCCTTGCGGGTAGGCTTGCCCTTTTCATCTTTCATCGGACCCGGCATCCCAGACATACGAGCGCAGAACGAATCCTTGCGCTTGCCGCCTTGGGGCTGCGGGGCTTTGAGGTTGCTACCAGTGGCAGCGTTGTACTTGGCCCGCCCCTTGGCAGTCAGGCCAGCTCCCTTGGAGACCGGAAGCTTTTCGCCTCGGCCAACCGATAGGACTGGACCCTTCTTCTTGGTTGCCATTATCAGCCGTAGAACAAAACGATGGACGTAGTGTTTGTCACCGTGCCGTGCAAGTCACCCTCTTTGCAGAGAACGCCTTGGCCCGGAACGGGGATGATTGTGTAACCGGCAGTTGAGCTGGCAGCAGTGTTGACCGTGGCGATGATGTTGCCAGAAGCTCCACCCTCACGGATCACTACAGACCCGGCGGTTTCGCCATTTACGGCGTAGATCGCTTTGAGACGACTACGAGGAATGTCGCCATTGTTTTGGGCCTTGAAGTTGCCAGTCGCTGTCAACGGCTTGGTTGCCAAGACATCAGTTTGCATCGTCATAATTAATCTCCTGTTAGACGGGGGCCGAAGCCCCTGAGATCAATTAACCGGCCGAGACTTTGAGGGTGCCTGCGTCATTCCAGAGACGGCCAGCAACCGTTGGGTCGCTTGTTGGCAGCGCGGTCATGGAGATGGATGCGTTGGTCAGCGATGCGACGCCCGAAGCTGTCAGCGTAGTAGCTGCAACAGGACCAGCAACAGCGCCGGTAACTGCGCCAATGAAGCCGTTTGTCGATGTGACTGGGCCGGAGAAGGTGGTTGAAGCCATGATGATTCCTCACATGCGAGTTGAGGTGTTCTGTCTGCATGTCGTCGGCCCGGAGCCGTCAGAACACCGGAAAAGTCCGGGGTGCTTGCAATATACCATTGCGTTTAAACCGATGCAATAAAAAAAGGGAGCCGAAGCCCCCTTTTTTCAATCCGGTGGATTAGGAACCCGAAGAGCCCCAGATACCCAGTGGATCACTGAAGCCGAAGCTGTAACGCTCACGGGCTTTGTAACGCACGTTGCCGGTGTCGAAGTCGCCGTCCATCGAGGTCTGCATAGGCGAACGCTCGAAGTGCTTCAAACCGTTTGGAACGTCAGTGGTCAAGAACCAAGCGTTGTTGTCGGTCAAGAAGTGGTTGACGGTATAGCCACCAGAGATGGTGCCCATCGACTTCAACGCGTTGATGTCGTTGTCGGCGGTAGCCACGCGCAATTCGGTGTCAAGCAGACGCTTGGCGACGAACATGAGCGATGGAGGGATAACCAACTTGACAGGCTTGGCAGCGATCAACAGGCCGCGCTCGTCCACCCAAGCAGCGATCTGGATCGTTGCGTTTTCGAGGGAGGTTTCGTTCAAGTCAACACCAGTGGTGGGGCTGTTGTAGTTAACGCCGCCGCCGACCAGAGGGTGACCAACGCGAGTGCCGGAGCTGTTGTTGCCGAACAAAGACACGCCGTCGCCGCCGAGAGCGGTGCCAGCGAAGCCGGTGTTCAACACAGCAGCAGCTTTGACCTGCTTGGTGAAGGCCATACCGCGAGCCAAAGCCTTGGTGTAGCGGGCAGACAGACTGTCGTACAGGTTGTCTTCCACAGCTTCTTCAGTGATGGAGAAGCCCAGAGCGATGGTTTCGTGGGTGTAGCGAGCAGTGAAGGCTTCCTGCGCGTTGTCGTAAGCGATGGCAGAGCCTTCGTTCTTGACAGGTGCAGCGCCAAAACCGGCCAGCTTGGTCTCTTCTTCGAACGAACGCTCAGAGCTTTCGGTCTCGTAGATTTCCTTGTGCTCTTCGCCGTAGCGAGCGTACTCCAGACCGAACAAAGCGTTCAAGCCGGGGAGCAGTTCTTTGAGCAGTTGTGCGCGTGAAATAGCCATGATTTAGCTCCTTAGATGCCGACGGCGTTGGTGAAGGCGTGAGCGCCGGGGTTGAATTTAACCAACACGTCAGGGAAGGCATCGGACACTGGAGAAGCGAAACCGATGATTTTGAACGCGGCGGCCGTGGTCACAGTGGTGGACTCCAGTGCGCTGGTCGAGTTACCAGTGGTGGTAGAACCAGTGCTGGTGCTCTGCACAGCGGCAAAGAAGGTGTTCGCACCGAGGTCCGACTGGTCGGCAACGCCATCCAGCTGGGCTTGGAACGTCACATTGGGGTCGGTGATCACGTATGCAGTCACCACGCCGGTTGTGCCGGAGGGGTAGTACTGGCCGTAAATCTGCTGACCTTGTGCGTTGATGTACGAACAGCCGACGAACACACCCAAAGCGCCGACGTTAGCGCCGCCGAGGTTGTTGGTCGTCAAGTCTTCACCGTTGGCGGTTGCCAAAGCAACATAGCCTGCGGCGTTGATGATGACAACTTGGCCGTTGAAGAGGTTGGATGCCAAACCTGCGGGGTTGATCAGGAATTGGCTCGTAGCGCCGGCATAGGGCATGCCGTCGTTACGGTTTACGGCACGCAGGCCGTATGGGGAAGCGGTTGTAGCCATTTAAGGACTCCTTGTTACTTTGAACCTGAACCAAATCCACCACGACTCGTCGTTGACTTTCGATCAGCGAACAGAGGCATGCGTGGGTCATTGTTTCGCATGAAGCTGTTATCCACAGATTCCATCTGAGCCTTTGCTTGGTTGGCGTAATACTCATCACGGGCTTGGGCGCGTTCGCGTGGCATCTTGCAGAGCATGAGACCACCTAGTTCGACGTTGCCTGTCTTCGCATTGCCTTCCAGCATCAGCTCTGGATGGTCTACTGCCTTTACCGGCTCCCAACCTTCACGCATCTTGGTAGACACGTTCGTGTTTTGGGCCTCACCAAGTACGTGGGTCGCAATCCAGCGATACACCATACCGGGTTCGGGTGTCGGATCGGGCAATGCATTCGGCGGTGTATACACGTACCGAGTTGTTTTAGCGCGTGACTCAAGATCACGAGGGGTCCGGGTTGTAGTTTCAGCCATTTGATTTCTCCAATTTTGCTACTTCAGCAGCGTATTGCTGCGGGGTTAATCCATACTTCTTTGCCAACGCAACTTGCGTCGGAGTAAGCTGGACCTTTCTTGCGCCCGTTGAACGAGTCGCGGGGGCAACAACCGAGGTAGGTCGCTTGGAGCCATCACCGGAGCGTGGCTTGTCTTCAGTCTCACCGAAAATGTCGGGAAACGTGGACTTCATGCGAGCATCAATGCGCTCGAAGTAATCATCAGAGCGAGGGTCAACCCCCGAGTTGACTAGTTTCTGGTGCAGCCCTAGTGCAAAGCTGGTAACTTCCTCGTACCCATCAGCCCCAAACCACCGGTTTTTTGCCTGCCAGCGAACAGTCTTGTCATCGAGGTCTTGACGCGGTACTTGCGTTTGTGGTGTTTGTACATCAACTTCGTCAGCCTGTAAAGGGGCTGCTCGAAAGTTTTTTGCAGCTTCTGTCTTCATCTTTGCTTCAGTCATAGCCTCTTGTGCTGCAACCAAAGCGTCAGAGTCGCCAGACTCGTAGGCTTCCTTGTACTTTCGCTTGGCGTCTTCCAGTTCGTTGTCGGCCACCTTCTTGATGGACTCTGCGTACTGCTCGCTGCCGGACTTCACGTATTCTTTGAGCTTTTTATTCTCATTCGCCATGTGCTCGGCGAGTCGCTCCAGCTCCTTCTTCTCTCGTAGAAGAGCTTCTTTGGCTCGGCGCTCATCATGACGGGCGTGGGTTAGCTCTTTGATGCGCTTTTGAACGCCATCAGAGTAGCTGTTGATTTCGTCGTCGGTGGGGTCTGCCACCTCACGGTTCAGCGGTTCACGACCTCGGTCTTTCTCCGGGGTGTCGTCAACAATCTCTACCTCGACCTCGTTGTCGGTCGAGTCGTTGGAATTTTCCAACTCGTCGGGAAATTTGTATTCAGGCATTTTTGCTCCTTTAAGCGCGGGTGTACCCACGGGGGTCCAAAACAACACATTCGATTTGGTCGTCGTTCAAAACTCTGAACTCCTTACCAAACACCTTGAAGCGCGTACCCGTATAGGTGCGCACGAGCACAAAATCACCGGGTTTACACCATGGTCCCGAGGGGAACTTGGCGGTGTCTTTGTACGCGTCTGGTCCGACCGCCATGACCCACAACACAGTGGTTGCGTGTTCTTCTGCCCGCATGGTTGCGGCGTCTCGAACGAGGTCCAGCGATGTGCCGGCAATCTTTTCATCAACCTCTGGCACGATGCACAACAGCTTGTAACCTGTTGGGATCGGCAGTACTGACGCTTTCTCCTCTGCATCCGCGTTCTCGTCTGGGGCGTCGATCGGTTGGATGTGTTTTGGCAGGCTAATGCCCGGTGGCAGAATGATTTCACTCATCTGATTGCTCTACTTTCTAAAAACACCGCAAGCTGTGCGGCGAACAGTCCGCCTTTCGACGGAAAAATCCTCATTCATCCTCGGTTTCGGTCTTTCGGGCCAAGTCCAGCATGTGACGCTCTGCAAGGGCCAAGCCTTGGATCATTCCGCAGAGCTGCTTGTAAGCCTCAAAGTCCTTGCACGCGCCCGTGGCCACGTCATCTGCGTAGTTGTTCATGTCCTCACGGATTTTTTCCCTGAGAACTCGTACAAAAGAATCAATTTCTGCGCTCATTGGATGCCTTTCTGTGCGTTACGCATGGCCATGATTTCAGCAAGTTCGGTTTTGTCGGCCTTATCAAGGGCGTCGATCGCCAATTTCTTCTCGGCCAGCTCTGTTTTGTCTGCCTTGTCGGCTGCATCGACTGCAAGCTTTTGTTGGTTGAGCTGCAGACCGCCTTCTTTGATGGCAACTTCGCGTTCTTTGAGCTCCAGCTCCTTTTGCTGCATCTGAACCACGGGGTCCTGCGCTTGTTGTTGGGCCTGCTCTTGGGCAACCTGACCTTGGCTCTGCTGGAGAACCTGTTGAGCTGCTTGGGCCATCATTCCAGACAGCGCCAACTCGATCTGTGGAGGCAAAGGCTCGCCTTCTGGAGGCAAAGGCATACCCAGCTGCTGCTCAATCTTCTGTCGATAGGCAAATCCAACGTGCTCCGCGATGTGGGCCATGGTTGCGGCTTGAATAGCGCCGGCCCGTGGGTTTTGACCCACTAACTGCATGATGATGGGGTCCTGCATCGCCGACATGTGCACCTGAATGTGCGCCTCGTGGTCTTGATACTGGAACGCTTTTACGGGTTTACCCTTAAGCAGATTCTGGTTTTCAGAAACTGGGTCGGTTGGCTTTTGATCCTCGTCCATGGGGACCAGTTTGTCTGCGTTCTTGATGCCCAACACGTCCAGCATGCCACGGTGCAGCATGGGCAGGTCGTAGATGTCCGGGGCCATTTGGGCCAGCTGGATGACAGCTTGGTACTGGACCACCCGTTGGGACAGGGTTGCCGCGTTGGGATCGCTGACGGGCAGGATGTCCACGTTGCGGTAGTCGCTCTTCTTTGCGCGGGGGCCTTCTTCGCCGTCCGGCTCGTAGGTGTACTCATCGTCCGTGTAGTCGCGGATGATCGCGGCCAAGAGCTGGAGTTCTTGCTTCAGGGTGAAGTGCACCCGGGCCTGAACTGCGGTCATGACCTTCAGCTGGCGCTCGAGCAAAGCAAGTGTCGAACCCACGGGAGCGTTGGCACCCATGTCGCTGACCTTCATGTCGGCCGTTGCGGCAAAACGACGGCCTTCTTCAACGATGTTACCCAGCAGGGCCATCAGAACCTGACTGGGTTCCTTGTAAGGCAGGGGCAAGATGTTGTCGCGGATCGTGCCGGAGCCGACATCCACGTCGCGGAACTCGCCGGGTGCGATCGGGGTGTCATCACCCTTGATGCGCAGACCACGGCTCTTCAAGCCACCGGGCAGGTTACTCAATGTACCTGCGTCGATCAGCTGGCGCATCAGGCTGGTGGCCGAGTTGGCGAACCCGCCGATCAGGTGAAAGAGACCAAAGCCATAGGCACCGAAGCCGGGGATGTACTGATAGTGAACGAAGTGCTGACGCTTGAGATGAAGACTGTCGTCCTCATTCCAGTTTCTGCGGATGGACAAAACGGTGTTGGTGCCACGGATGAAGGTCACCACGTAGGGTAGAGCGATGCCGGTGAGTTCGCCGTCTTCGTCTTTGTCGGAGAGGGGGTCGTCTTTGAAAACCAGTTTGACATGGCTCTCATACAGGGTGAAGCGCTCGTCGTTTAAGTCGGCAAAGCCGGTCTCTTTGTCCTTGGCCTTGTTGATTTCATCGATGGCACGGTCTGGATCACCCAGCTCGACATCGCAGTAGAAACCGGCCTGTTGCAATTCAAGAATCTCGTTCTTGGTCTTGCGCATCACGTGGGTGACGCGGTAGCAACTTTGGATGTCCGATGTTCCGTAGGGCAGGAGGATGTCTTCTGCGGGGATGAAGATGGAGGTCTGCCGGCCGATGCTGGGGTCGTAGTAGACCTTCTTGAATGCCGAGCCGGTAGCGGGCAAGCTCCAGAGCATGCGCTCATGCTCAGGGCGGAACTCTTGCATGACCTCGGTCAATTGGAAGTTCATGTCCTCTTGAACCCGCTGGGCGGCTTCTTTCTTGGCTGGGGTCTCTTTGCCGACGATCTTGGTCCGAACCGGACCGGCCGCAGGGAAGGTCTCGGTGATCGTCTCTGACTGAAACCTGACAACAGCTTCGGTGATCATGGGGTGGAAGACACCGGAAGCACCATCCCAAGGCTCAGTACGCTCTTCGATCTGTAGGCCCAAGAGCTTCAAGCCGGTGACGTAAGCCTTCTCCCACTCCTTGCGAGAGTTGCGGTCGTTGTCGATGTCGCCATCCAAGTCGGAGACCATGAGCTGGATGGAGCTCTCT